CCAATCATTACACGCATATCCAAGACCAGTAGCAGGTGATGGTAATCCAGATCCATCACATAATACAACTCTACCAGTTGGTTTAGTTACACCAAATACATTTAGATTACAAGTTGGTAAATCTCCTGCAGGAACAGGCGGTTCGTTAGACATTAATATTAATGAAGTGGGTGGTAATTATGTTAATCCTTTAATTGTAACTCCAGATCCAGTTTACGAAAATCTTCCTATTGTAGGTGTTTCTAGATTAGGTGTTGGTAAAACTACGGCAACTGGAGAGAATATGTTAGTTAGTGCTACTGTTGATGCTGCTCAAACTACAGTTGGTATTGGATCTACTGGATTTGGTATATACAACTTTAAAATAACAAGATCTGGACATTCATTTAAAGTTGGTGATAAGTTTAAACCTGTTGGACTTGTAACTGCTTCAAATTTACAAAGACCTATTGATGAATTTGAATTAGAAGTAGTAGAAACATTTAATGATTATTACTCTGCTTGGCAATTTGGTGAAATAGATTTTATTGATAATATTAGATTATTACAGGATGGTAGAAGAAGAAGATTCCCATTATTCTTAAATGGACAATTACTTAGTTTTGAAAAAGATGAAACTGATTCTTTATCTGGAGCAATTGATTTAGATGCTGTTCTTATAATATTTGTAAATGGTGTAATACAAACACCTAAGATAGCATATCAGTTTAATGGTGGAACAACTGTATTATTTACAGAGCCACCAGGATATGATGATAAAGTAGATATTTTCTTCTATGTTGGGGATAGGAATAAAGATGTTGAAATTGTTGATGTGCAAGAGACATTGAAAACTGGTGATGAACTTAAAACTAATAAGAGTCCAAATAATACTGGAACAGTTGCACAAAGTAGAACTAGAATTATTAAATCATTATTAGGTGCTGATGTTGTCGAAACGGACATATATTCTGGTATCGGTATTACTGAAATACAAGAAAAACCATTAGAATGGACTAAGCAAAAAGTTGATAAAATTATTCAGGGTGAAATAATTAGTAAATCTAGATCAAGTATAGAGGCACAAATTTATCCAACTGCTAAGATTATTGGTGATTTAACAACTTCATCTGGTATTGGAAATAATGTTGGTGATGGTATATTTGTTGATGATGCAGAGTCATTCTATTATGAAAATGTAGGTAATCCAGCATTAGATGCTGGTGATAGGTATAATATTGGTATTAATGCTGTTGATGCTTTAATTATTGAAGGTGACACAAGTTTAGTTAGTGCTGGATTTACTGCTATAGTTAAATCAGATGGAACAATAGATTCTCTTAATATTACTAATGTGGGATCTGGTTATACTGCTGGTCCAATTCATATTAATTTCTCTGCACCACATTCAGTTGGTGTTGGTATTGGAACAACTGCATTTGCTACAGCATCTATTACCAATGGTTCTGTATCATCAGTTTCTATTGTAAATGCAGGTTTAGGATATAAATTTACTGCTCCTCCACAAGTTATTATTCAACATCCACAATTACTTACTGAAAAAATTACTCAGTATGAGAATGTTGAAGGATATACTGGAGTTATTACTGGTATTACAACAACAACTGGTATCAATGGTCATTCAACTGCACTTAAATTCTTCTATAGGGCAGATAAGACTGCTAATTCATTAGTACCTGGATATCCAGTATTAATTACAGATACAAAAGTTGGTAGTGGAGTAACTTCAGTAGTTAATAGTGATACTAATATTGTGGGTATTGGCACAACCTATCTAGATAATGTTTATCAAGTAAGTGCTACTGGTCATCCAGGTGGAGAAAATGGTGAAATTATTTGTAATGTTCAAAATGGTGCTCCAATAGTTGGAATAGCAACTACTGGTTTTTATAATCCAACAGATGAAGGAGCAACAGTATCATTAGGTAGATTATCTTGGGGTAGACTATACGAAGGTAAGAGATCTTCAAACCCAATATCTATTGCAGTTACTGGATTTACAGTTAATTCTGGATTAACAACTTTCCCAACTATTCAGAGAAGGAATTATTCAGAAACGTCCTTAAAAGGACTAAGATCCACTGGAGCATTGAGAGTCTTTGGACTTCCATAATAAATCACTATAAATAAAGAAAAAAAGTCTAATTACAATGTCGGCAATTGTTACTGATCAATTTAGAATTCTAAATGCCAATAATTTTGTAGAATCAGTAGAATCTGATAATAACTCATATTATGTGTTTATCGGTTTACCAAATCCAACAACTGTTGGGTATGGTAGATCTTCTGGTTGGCAAGCATCTACTCTTGATCCAGTAGATAATTTTTCTTATAGAGCACATGTTGGTGACACTATGATGTTTGGTAAGAAAATATCTTCTGCAAATATAAGAAGAATAGTAAGAAAAGTAGATTGGGTTGCTGGTAGTAGATATGAAATGTATAGAGATGATTATAGTGTAAAAAATCCAAGTCCAATAAATTCTGCTGCTAGATTATATGAAGCAAATTATTTTGTAGTTAATTCCGACTTTAAAGTATATATTTGTATCAGTAATGGAAGTAAAGAAGGTAATCTGAAAGGAAATATTTCTCAAGATGAACCAAAATTTACCGATTTAGAACCAACAAAAGCAGGTAATAGTGGTGATGGATATCTTTGGAAGTATCTATTTACTATTTCTCCTAGTGATATTATTAAATTCGACTCAACAGAATATATAACTGTTCCGAATGATTGGGCAACAAATACTGATTCTGGTATTAGAGCAGTTAGAGAAAATGCTGATTCATCAGTAAATTTGAATCAGATTAAACATGTTTATATTGACAAAGCAGGTGCTCAATATTCTAATGGATATGGGCAGGAAGTTGATATAATTGGAGATGGAACTGGTGGAAAAGCGGTAGTTGATGTTGTAAACGGAAAAATAACGGATGTATCAGTTAGTTCTGGTGGTAAAGATTATAGTTATGGTTTAGTTGATTTGGGTACATTGAATAGCAATGTTTCTACTACAAATAGAGCAAAATTAGTCCCAATTGTTCCACCATCACTTGGACATGGGTATGATATTTACACTGAATTGGGAACTGATAGAGTTTTAATTTATGCTAGATTTGATGATTCAACAAAAGACTTCCCAACAAATAGTAAATTTGCTCAAGTTGGTATTGTAAAAAATCCATCTAAAGTTGGAACTTCAAATACATATACTGAAGATACTTTTTCATCTTTACAAGCAATTAAATTTTCAAGTGTTACAGGTACACCCCAAATTGGTGAAGAAATTAAGCAAACTTTAACTGTATCACCAAATATTGGACAAATTGCAACTGGTTATATTGCTTCTTGGGATAAAGAGACTCAAGTTTTGAAGTATATTAAAGATCGTTCTTTAAATTATACACTTAATCCAGTTACTCTAGAAGAGGATCAAACCGATTATTCTGGAATTTCAACGACTGGTAGGATATATGGATTTGAGTCTGATAATGCAGCAAATCAAATTTTTGGAACATCATCTAATTTTTCTGGTTCTGTTGATACTTCATTCTCTGGTATATCAACTAATCCAACTGGAACAAAATTAATTAACTTAGGAGTGACCTTCAATGCAGGGTTATCTAATAGTGAGATAAATAAAGGATCAGGGGAAATAATTTACCTTGATAACAGACCTTTGATTGCTCGAAATGAGCGACAAAAAGAAGACATTAAAATCATCCTGGAATTCTAAAGAAAATGCCACAGAAGACTAACTTAAATATAAGTCCTTATTATGATGATTTTGATAAGGCAAAAAATTTTTATAAGGTGTTGTTTAAACCTGGACATCCAGTACAGGCAAGAGAATTATCAGGTTTACAATCAGTATTACAGAATCAATTAGAATCGTTTGGAAGCCATATTTTCAAAGAAGGATCTATGGTCATTCCTGGAAATATTGAGTATGATCCAACATATTTTGCTGCAAAAGTTAATCCAGATCATCTAGGAATAGACGTATCAATTTATTTGGATGCAATTGTTAATAATAACAATGGAAAAGGTACAAGAGTTAAGGGACAAAATTCCCAAACGATAGCAACAATAAAAAATTATATTTTACCTCCCGAAGAAGGTGTTGATGATATTACTATATTTGTTAAGTATACTGTATCTGGAACTAGTGGTGAAAGTGAACCATTCCCTAATGGAGAAATATTAACTTTAGAAGAGAATGTAACTTATGGAAATACTACTCTTACAGCAGGACAGACTGTTTTAAACTTAGTACCCGAACTTGCAACAGCAACTGGATCTGCTTTTGGTGTTAATAATGGTGTATATTTTATTAGAGGAACTTTTGTAGATGTTTCTAAAGATATTATTGTCTTAGAACCTTACAATAATAAACCATCTTATAGGGTAGGTTTTGAAGTTTTAGAGGAGATTGTTAATGCAAATGAAGATCCTTCTTTATATGATAATGCCAAAGGATTTACTAATTATGCTGCTCCAGGTGCTGATAGGTTTAAAATATCGGTAAAACTTGCTAAAAAAGCATTATTAGA